CTGTTGCTGAATTATTGGCAACAAAGTGCGTGGCATTAGCCCCCAGTGTCCCAACAACGAGGTCAACAGAACCGCCGTACAAATACACCACGTTGGCGTTGTAAAACCGACCAGACCCTGAGAAAGTGCTGGAAGTGATACCAAAGTCACCGTAAGCAGAGCCTGTGTCGTTTACAATAGCAAAGTCACTAGAAGCGGCGTTACCGTTGCTAGTGTTTTGCATGACAATTTGAATGTAACTGTTAACGCTGTTGGCGTAAGACGCAACAATACCTGTGTCGGTATAAGACAAATTGCCATAAGAAAATGCTCCAGCTCCAACGTTAGCCGCAATGTTTCCAGTTGAGATAACGCTGTTTGCGGTTACTTTGTTTAGCGTTGCATTACCGCTGTTAATTGTGACGTTGCTATAGGTGACGTTGCTTTCTGTGCCGCCAGTGATGGTGACGTTGCCGCTAGAAAGGTTTGCAAACGTACCATTTCCAGAAGACACCGTGACGTTTGTCAAAGTTAGGGCGTTGATTGTGGAAATAGTCGAGCCTAGAGAGGCAGTTGTATTTCCTAAAACTACAGAGCTGTTTGTCAGGTAACTGTTAGGAAAGGTTGCCTGAACGCTTGTAATGTTGGCATTAGAAAAAACAGCGTTACCAATTGTGCCGCCAGTGATAGCAACAGCGTTGGCATTCTGAGTTGCCATAGTGCCCAAACCCGTCACGTTTGCGGCGGGAATAGTTGAGCCTGTCAGGTTAGAAACAACTGTGCCGCCCGTGATGGTAGCGTTTGAAATTGCGACGTTTGCAATGTTTCCGCTAATAATGTTGACGTTATTAAATTGAACGCCGTTTTCTGTTGTGCCGTTAATGATGACGTTGTTGAGCGTCAGATTTCCTAAAGTCGTAATAGTGCTGCCAGCAGTAACAACCGTGTTACCCAGCGTTATTGGAAAACCAGAACCTGCACTACTTACCGTCTTTAGCATGATTAATCTCCGTCACCTGGCGTGATGTAAATGGTTGCTGTACCCGTGGTTGCATTTGCCGTGAAATAGGCATTGGGTGCAAACGTGATGATTTCATCCGTACCAGGCAACAAAGGCAAACAATTGCTCTGAGTTGTGACGGGCACAACACCACCTGCCGATGCCAACGCAGATGTCTGACCAAACCCAAGAATAACGGTCACAGTGCCGCTATTGATGATTCGATATTGATTGCTACCCAACGTAGTAGAAGTTACTTGAACGGGCGCAGGAGCTGTTGTAGTGGCTGAAATGACCACGGTGTTTCCGCTAGGGGCAAAAGGTGCGCTTACACTCATTTTGTCACCCAAGGTAAAGCAGGAGTTACAACTGTTGGCGTTACCAGCAAAGCAATTTGAGCATCCAAATTAGCTTGCAATTCAGCAACTTTTTCTGTGCCCATTGCAGCTTGCAACCATCCAATTACTTCTGTTTGCGTCAGACTTGCATAAGCTGTGAAAGGTGAACCAGCGGTATATGTAACACCTTGTGAACCGTACACAGTTGCATTGTGCGTACCATCTGTGCCGTTGACACGCCAATGAATCGTGTTGACCACGTTGGTCTGACCTTCTGCGCTAGGAGCGCAATCAAGTGCGTCAATTACCCATGTGTATGTGTTTGCCATGATGTTTCCTTAGAAGCCAGCTACGCCAGCGGATTTGAGTTTAGCTTGCAAGTCTGTGATGGTTGCGTTGAGTTCTTGGATGGCTGCTGTCAGCGTTGCAACCAAGAAGCTGGTGTCAATTCCTTGGTAAACAGGGTTTCCGTCAGCGTCAACAGCGTCTTTTGCACCTGTCACCGCATCAGGGCAAACTTCTTGTAACTCATGAGCAATAAAACCTTGACCGTCAGTCCCACTTTCTTTCCATTTGTAAGTTACTGGTTTAAGTTGAGCAACTTTAGATAATGCGCCCGTCATTGGAGCTACATTTTCTTTCAAACGGTAATCTGATACTGATGTGTAATTCGTTCCTGTTTGGTTTGCCGTAACAATATAACCAACCAAAGAACCTGCATCGTTATAAAACGCATTGAAATACGAATTATTAGAACCGTCTTTTGTTGATTTGTATTGAGCGCAATAAGCACCAGCAGTAGATTGATATGAAGCAAATCTTGTTGTAGTTGCCGCGCTTGTAGTCCCCACCAGCAAGTTACCGCTGGAGTCGATGCGCATACGTTCAACACCGTTAGTAAACGATGCAATGTAATTTGCTCCAGTGGATTGAATCTGCATTGGAACTGCCGATGCAACTACGTTCATAACGCCTGTGCCAGCGCTTAAATAACCATAAGACGTATTAGCTTGTTTGAGTCCAATAACGGCAATATCAGATGCACCGTTAATTTCTAAAATGCCTCGACCAGCACTTGCAAAAGAAAATGAACTTGTACCAATACCTACGTTTTGACTTGTATCAACCGTAATGGCAGTTGTAGCATTAGATTGAATGGAAAAAGAAACGTTTGCCGTTGAACCTACAACGTTTGCACCAACGTTTGCCAGACCATTCAAAATAGTCACTGTATTACCAAGTGCAACTGTTGTATTACCAATAGTTACGGGCGTGGCAAAGTTTGTATCCAACTGATTAAGTGGGATAGATGTTGTTGCATTAGCAAAAATATACGGTACACCAGACATTTAGAACCTCACTCTCAATTCGTGTTCAAACTCAAACGTGTTGATGACAAACGCAGGATTGCTTGATGTCATTGTCAACCCCAAATACTTGCCATATTGTTGTGCGTCAGACTTGTACAAGTAATATCCAGTTTCAAACAACCAATTGATGGTTGCACCAGAATTATTTGTCCAAATCACGGCTTGACCAGAGTTGTTGTACCAAGTTACAGACCCGTTTGATAAGGTGTATGTTGGACTAGAACCACTCTCGCTGTCAACGGTAATGTTGAACGTACCCGCCGATACCAACGTTGCTTCTACAGCAAATTTTAAGGCTTGTTTGGTGCGAATAGGGTCGCCCATATCCTGCAAAGCCGTTTGAATGTAGCTGTTGATGTTGCTGGACGTATTTGAGTACAACTGATTCAACTGGCGGCTTGTATCTGTGCCGTACAAATTGATTTTTCCTGACACTGGCGCAGATGTGACGTACTGAATCGGTTGCACCTGGCTTGTGATAAACCATTTCTTTTCAAAAAACACCGCTTGGATGTAACGTGAGCCGCCAAACCCATAAGGACACGACGGACTGACGTAAAAGTTAAACACCGCACACAAAATGTTGTTGAGCAGTGTCTGACCCGCTGTAATTGGCTTTGTAAAGTCAATGTAAGGGAAAATACCGTCTAGGGGGTCTGATATTTTGGTGGTTGTAGACCCGACAAGGGCGTACACCCCGTAATCGTTCATGAAAAGCACAGAACGGAAGTACGGGAAGATGGCGTAAATGCGTTTAGAACCGATAGAAGCAGAAACGTTGGTGTTGGTGAACACCGTGCTGCCCGTGGAAGTCACTTGCAGGTTAGAGAAAACGTTGATGCTATCGTCGCCAAAGATGTACAAGAAGTTGTTAGCCGACAGCAGGGCTTGAATGTTGCCGTGCAGCGTTGAGTCTGACAAATTGAACGCCACAGCAGACACAGAGCTAAAGTCAGTGGGGGAAACAGCGCTAGAAGCGTAAACAGTACGCCCAGCAGCCACCCAAACACGCCCTGAAAAGGTTGCAACGTCCACAATTCCGTTGGTGTTAACCACCGCTGTAGCGGTTGCATTAGCCGTTACGTTGCCAGAATAGCCGTTTGCAAAGCTCACAGTAGGCACTGACGTATAGCCAGAGCCAGGATTGTTCATAATGACCTGCGTAACAGCGTTTCCAGACACGATTGCCGTGGCGTTTGCCCCAGAACCGCCACCACCAGAGAAAGTCACATAAAACGTGCCGTTTGCACCATATCCAAACCCGCCGTTAGTCACTTGCACCGCCACTGTGCCCGTTTTGAACGTGGTCAACTGAGCAATAGCGGCTGCACCCGTGCCACCACCGCCCGTGATGGTCACTGTAGGTTGAGATGTGTATCCACTACCCGTGTTTGTCAGGCTAATTGCCGTGACAACGTTGGATGTGATGGTCGCCACAGCCGTTGCCTGAACGCCGTTGGTCTGATTAGGCGCTGAAATCTTGACGCTGGGGGCAGATGAGTACCCAGAGCCTGGGTTTGTGATGCCGATGACCGCTACAGAGCCAATAGACACCAAATTACCGCCATCCCACTCATAAAGACCGTTTAAAGGGTCTCCAATGAACATATTGGTGTTTTGATATTGCGCTGCACTGACACCAGATGCAGAAAACGTGCCAACAGGGGCAACATTACCAAACGTCTTTGTTGCCAAGTCAAAATATTCCATCCGACCATCGGCTTCAGAGGCAACAATGTAGTCATCCTGAATATTTACGGATGTCAGGTAACTTACGGTGTTAGAAAAGACTACCGTTGCGTTAGCAGAATTACTGACAAAAGACGATTGCGGCGTGATACGCAAGTTGCCAGAGCCAATAGGCATAGCATTTTCTAGCCAGTAGAACTCATCTTTTTCAATAGCCGTGCGGTTGGCTTTGGTATCAATTCCCCTGAATTGTTTGATGACCGCATAGCTTTTCTTTTGCTCTGCTGATGCCATTCTTAACCTCCACTGCTATAGGGGTTAGGAATACGTCGTGTATACGTTGAATTCAGGATGTTGAGAACGTGCTTGTTGTACTCTTGCTTAAAAATCTCTGCTTCACCGTAGGATTGCTCGTAAAACTTGGCTTTGTAAGCAGCGTAATACTGCACAGCCGTGCTGTACGGGTCAAGAATTGAATCAGTAGCGGTAGGCGTACTCAAAGACAATGGAGAAGGCAAAATCACCGTATCCAGCTCAATGTAATACGATTGGTCGGGCACAGGCGCAATGTAGAACTGCTGTTGACCGTACACAGAAAAACAAATAGGGCGACCAACGTAGTTTTGCCAGTAACGCAACTGAGCCGTGAAGTCTGACCAGGGCAAATAACGCATAGGAATGCGACTGTTGCCCCAGTACAAATTGATACCCAAGATGTCTATGGTTTGAATCCCGTCAGGCAATGACGCAAACGGGATAATCTCAGCGTTTTGGACGTATTGCAGGGTAGCAGTACCGTCTGCAAAAGACGTTGTAGGCGGGAAAATGTTTGTACCCGTGGGATATGCTGGCGCTGTGCTGCCAGATGTGCCTGATGTTTGGTACTGATAAATATAGATGTTGCTGAACACATACTGACCCGCAGTTACAGCCGTGTTAGCTGTCCAAGTGGATGCAGGAGTTGTGTTGTTGTTTGTACCCAGATATGGGTTGGAAGATGCAATGGGAGTTTGGGTATTTTGAATTGTTCTTAGGCAACCCGTGTCCCTTACAAGGCGCTCTCTAGCCTCGTTGATGTAATTTGTTAGCTGACTTTGCGACCAAAAGACATTGTTTGAGTCATGCAACAAATTTTCGACTTGATAGAGGTAGTCATTGAGCGCTGGCATGAAGCATCCATTGTTATGCTACCCGTTTTTGATGGAACTTTCCCCCAGCGGATTTTTCAATCCGCAGGGGTACTACGCCAACAGCCGAGGGTAACGAGCTGTCTTGTTGAGGCTTCTCAGTTGTTATTACAAACTGGTCCAGCTTTTTCAAACTTTCTTCAAGCTCCGCATGAGTGTTAATCCACCCATGCCGAACCAAAATATGTTCTCTGTCTTGTAGTTTGTAACCAAACAATTTGACAGCCCCGTCCAGAGGAATCTCAACGGGAACGTTCTTTTTGAATTCGTAGACAACACCGTCATAACCGATGGTTAATTCGGTGTTGCCACGATTGGTTACAAATACGTTTTCCATCAGAAAGACACAACGTCGCCGTAAACTTGGAAGTTTACCGTGTTGCTGTTGCTAGAGCCAGTATGCACGTTGACATACAAAGCCTGAGTAACAGAACCAGAGACTGTCGTGTTAGACAGATATGGTTGAGCAATAGTCAAATCTTGGTAACGACCAACAGCCGTAATGTTCGACAAAATAACGGGAGAAACAACTGCGTTAGACAGGTTTCCATCATTACTTGTTGTAATCGAAACGTTAGCGGCAGAAACGTTACCAGTAGGAGCGTTGACTGTGACTCTGCGAAGAATCACAGCGCCCGAACCAGTAAGGTTTCCACTGTTAGTTAGCCCACCATTAAGGATGGGCACTGTCACCACTGCGTTAGCAACGGCAGACAAGTTCGCCAAAGGACCTTGACCAATACGACCACTCCCAAATGAATCAAGATATAGCTGTGCTACTGAATCGGGATTAGCCATTATTGCTCCTTAAGATGCGTTGTAAGTGCCAGAAACGTTCTGTCCACCGTCAACTGTCAAAACTTGAACAGTTGTGTTGGAGCTTGCAGCGTTTGCAAACACGTTCACGCCGTCAGACACAATCACGCCGCCAGTGTTATTTGCCAACAATGGACCAACAGATGTGATGTTGCCAGTGGTGGAGTTAACGCCAGAAGTCATGTTGATGGTGACGTTCGCGGTTGGGGGGAACAAGTACAAACCAGCGGGAACAACGTTACCGACGGTTGTAACTGTCAAGTTAGCAAACTGGAAATACGCACCAGGCGTGTTTGCGTTTGCATTTGCAAGGATGATTTTGTTCAGTGCTAATGACATGATTTTTTCTCCTTACAGTGACAAGTAGTTGTAGTTGTTAATCTTAGACATTGACTTGGGCTTCACAGACACCAATTCAGCAATCATAAGAACAGCACCCACATAACCAATTTGCCAGTTGGGAAGTGTTGATTCAAATCCAGTAAACACAAACGAGCCTTGTTCGTGGATGTACAACGACAAGTAGTTAGTGTTCAGGAAGTACACAGTACCTTCTGGGCAGTATGGGTCTGGATAGATTGGCACACCAGCGACCATCAAAGCACGGAAAGCGGCTTGAGGACCGTTGTTGTCACCGTCAAAGCCAGAGCCTGGGGTGATAACGTATTGCTCTTGACCAACAAAGTCTTGAGCCAACAAAGTCCAAGTACCGAAACCGCACACGCCAAACGATGGCATTTCAGCGCCACGCTTAACAGTACCAGAGATGTACTGGAGAATGTTTTGACGAGTTGGGTTAACGTTACCAGCGTTATACACCTTGGATTGCCACCAAGAGTATGTATTACGGTTGATGTTACCGTAAGTGGTTTGGTAAGTTGCGCCACCAGTACCGTCATCCACAGCAGCGGGCAAGCCGATGAACTGTTGGTTGTTTGTGGTGTTGTTATACAAGGCGGTAGCCATTGCATCCATCATCACGTTGGTTGCGTCGTTCATACGAGCTTCAATCAAAGGAATGATTGCAGCGTCTTGTTGTGCGACACCTTCCATACCGAGGAACGGCACGGGAGAAATCATCAACTTCAAGTCGTACTCAGCGTTGTACGCACCTTGTTGAACTGACGGTTGAGCGAACGAGCCGCTGTAGTCAGACCACTGAGCGTTAACGAACTGAGCGCCCTGAACGGGGACAGTTACAGAAGAAACACCACCGCTGGCTTGTTGACTGTTTGCAATCAACGCTGCCATCAAGGGTGTGCTGTTATACAACTGCACAACCAGTTTAGGAATGAACGCTCTACGGGTAACGTACGTTAACTCCGTAAATTGCGAACTACCTGTCTGGGGCAGAATACCACCACCTATAGCCATATTAGCTCCTCAAAGTAGGCATTGCTGCCCTGACAAAATTGCACCCTCTTTTTACAAACCGATTGGGCGTTGTGGCTTACGCAAATCTTGGAAAGCCTTAACCGCCTCTTGCTGCGCTGCACCCCGTGGGTCTTTCCAGAATTGTTGGAGGTTGAGTCCACGAATTGCGGAAGGATTGTATCCAGTAGGGGTTGGCTTCGCAGCTTCTTTCATGAAGCGATGATATTCAGCGGCGGTTTCGTGGTCAGAGATTTTTTTCTCCAACATCACTTTTTCCACCGCATCAA